GGGCCGGGTCCGCTGGTCTGTTGATGAGGATTTGAATGATGTGGGTGCGTTGCGTCGGTTGCGTGCCCGCATGGAGCGCGAGTTTACTCACGGCTGGAAGTACGTGGTTGATCCCGACGTTGACGTGAAGTCGGGGCGTGTGGATGCGGCGTTGGATAAGCTGCGCCAGGAGATGCGAGAGAGGGCCTTTGGGAAGCATGAGGCTTTCCATTTGGACATTAAACCCCACATGAGTGATCATGAGCTGCGCGAGGCTGGTCGCAAGCTTAAGCACTTTAAGCGGAAGTGGGATGACACTGAACTAGAGTTCAAGCTTAGTCTGGATCATTCTGCGCGGTATGTGGCGGCGGCCCGGTTGGCTATGCTGGCCCGTGATCGGTGGGTGAAGCTGCGTCCGGTCATTGACCATAAGGCGATGGTGATCGCTAGGGAGACGCTGGCCGCGATGTCGGGCTGGCGTTTGGCGAAGGATCTCACGTCGAACGTGTGGGACTTGGTGAAGAATCTGGATAAGCTGGTGCCGACTCTTGGCGCTGTCGGATCTGGGTTTGCGGTTGCCGGTGCTGGCGCTACGCAGTTGTTGAAGCATACTCTGACGCTGGGTGGCGCGGTTGGTCACGTGTTGCAGGCGGCGGCTTTGTTGGGGCCGACGTTGGCTATTTCGGCTGGGTTCATTGGGTACACGGCTATTCAGGCGGCTAAGGTTGTGTCTGAGATTGTGCCCTCGATTAAGACGGCGTTCGATAAGATGAACGACTCGATCCAGCATGGGTTCTGGGAGTCGGTTACTGATAGCCAGATCTCAAAGATCACTGATTCGTTTTTCCCTGAGATGTCGTCTGGGTTTGATCGCTTGGCCCGCTCGATGGGTGGCCATTTCGGTAAGCTGGTTGATTCGTTCGACCGCGTGTTGAAACCGCATATCGCTGAAATGTTTGAACATTCGGCGGCGGGCATTGATGTGCTGGGTGAGCACACGGATTCGTTGATGACGATTCTGGGCGTGCTGGGTAAGCATGGGTCCAAGACGATGGAGCGCTTCTTGGGGTTCCTTGGTGACGCTACTGACCGTTATGCGGATTGGTTGGTTGAGGCTGAGAAGTCGGGCCGGTTGCAGGCAATCATTGATCGCGGAATCGATACGTTGAAGGATTTCGGTCGCGCTGTGTGGAGCGCGAGTGGGATCTTGCGTGGTTTCTTTAGGGTGGCCGAGGCTGAGGGCGGCGCTTCGATGAAGCGTTTTGCCGATGGCGTGGAGGCTGTGAATAAGGCCGTGAATAGTGACGGCTTCCAGAAGGCTTTGGGTCAGGTTTTCCGGGGCATGGGTCGGGCGTGGTCTTCCTTTAAGGTGGAAACGCAGGGCGTGTGGGCTGGGTTTGGCCGGTCGTGGGCGCAGCTCGCGGATGAGGCTGGGGCTGCTATGGGGCGCGCTGGTGGCAAGTTCACTAAGGCCCTGATGACTACGTTTAGTGGAGAACACTTCAATAAGGGTTTCCGAAACCTGTTCGATGGCCTGTCTGACGGCCTGTCGCGCATTGCGGGAGTGTGGCCCAAGGTGTCACAGGGCCTCGGGTCTCTGATGTCGTTCATGGGGTCTCTCGGGAAGGGCCTGTCCCCAGTTGTGGGTGCCGCGTTGGAGGCGTTGGCTAATGCGGCGCAGAAGCTTGGTCCGGCGTTGGCTACTGCTGTTGAGGCGGGCGGCCCGGCGTTGGCTCGGAGTATCGAGTCGTGGGGCAGGATCGCTACCCCGGTTGCTGAGGCGTTGTCGAAGTTGGTGGAGACGCTGGTGCGCATCCCAGGCGCTGTTCAGGCTGTGGCGACGGGGTTCATGCTGTTCCGTGGCGCTCGCGGCGCGGCGTCCTTGTTCACGGCGATGCAGGGCGCGCTTGCCGGGTTGAGGGATGATTCTTTGGCGGCGCAGGATGCGTTGTCGAGGTTTGCGTCTGGTGGCGTGGCGGCGCAGGCTGGCGCGGAGGCGGGCCGGTTTGGTGGTGCGCTTGCTCGGGTGCAGGGCGCGGCTCGTGGCGTGGCTGGCGGGCTGTCGAGTGCGATTGGCGTACTGACTGGCCCGTGGGGTGTTGCGATTGCTGCTGGCGTGACGGCGTTGACTGCGCTGGTGTCCGCTGGCAATGCGGCGTCGGACGCTATTGGTCGTGACTTGGCTGATGCTTTGTCGAAGTCGGCTGATGGGGTTGACGGCGCGGCTGACAAGGTGTCGCGTGCTGTGGCGAAGATGTCGGCCAGTGTGTCGTCCGGTGTTGGTGCAACGTTCGGCGGGAACCTGGACGAGGCGATGCGTAAGTATCGGGACAACTGGCGCTGGCAGAACTGGTTGGCTAACGGGTCGATGGGCTTGTCCTCTCTGGTTGCGGGTGGGCCGTTCCTTGGTGGCGGCGCTACCCCGTTTGACTACAAGTCGAGCGGCGCGGCCGTGAACTTGGCGGATGCGTTTGAGCGTATTGGTGAGATTGCGAAGTCTGGAAACGTGGCTGGTGCGGCGCAGTCGTTGGCGCAGTTGCGCGGCGAGATGCTGCACAGTGGGGCGTCCGTCGAGGCGTGGGACAAGACGCTTGACTCCGCGCTGGGATCTGTGGACGGCTTGAAGGATGGGCTGACGCAGTACGCTTCCTCGTTGGGGTATGCGACTGATGCGCAGTCGTTGCATAAGTTCGTGGCCGAGCAGACGGATGCCGTTTGGAAGAAGATGCAGGCAGACGCAAAGCTGCTGGCGGACAATTCCGATGCGTTTGGTAAGGCCATTGACGATGGCTTCGCTAAGTGGGGCCAGAACGCTAAGTCTGCTGACGAGCTGCACTCGGCCATCGAGCGCGTGGGGCGTTCGATGATTGACGTGGGCGCGGCGGCGCGTGACGCTAATGGCGATGTCGTTCAGTCTGTGGATGAGGTGCTGGCGAATTTGAAGCGCCAGGCTGACGCGCAGGCTGAGGTGGCTCAGAACATGTTGGAGTTGTCGCAGGCTGGTTTTGCGACGTCCGTGTTGGAGGAGTTGGCTAAGCTCCCGCAGGGTGCCGAGTATTTGCAGCAGTTGAAGGATGCGATGTCGGATACTTCCGCTGAGGGTCAGGCGCGTTTCCAGGAGTTGTTGGCGGCGACGAATGGGGTTGCCCCGGCGTTGGAGTCGATGGCGTGGAGCGCTACCCCGGCGTTGAAGGCTTTCCATGACGCGGTTGAGGGCGCGTTCTCGGATACGAAGTCTAGCGTCTTGTCGGCGTTGGATTCGCTTGGTGTGGATGCGTCGGTGAAGGCGGCGGCGGCTGGTTCCAAGACCGCCGATGAGCTGGTGAAGGCCTTGTCTGATGCGGGTGTTCGGATCAGTAAGACGGCTGACGGTTGGGCGTTGAGTCTGAATGGGAAGACGGCTCAGTTTAGTTCGGCTGGTAGTGCTGCTGGTTCGGCTTATCGGAATGGTTTCAAGTCGGGCGTCGATTCGGGGGGAGGTCTTTCCCCGTGGGGTAGCGTTCTGGGTAGCCAGACGCAGGCGATTGTCCAGGGTAACCAGGACGGTAAGGCGTACGTGGAGGCGTGGCGTCTTGCTATCACGGACTCTAATGATCCGAACGCGATTCCGTCGCCTTTGGATCCTGCGAAGATTGTTCCGACGCCGTATGACTCGGGTGTGCAGGCTGGCACTGATTTCTCGAATGGTGTTCAGGCTGGCGGTTCGCCCACGCTTGGTGGCTCGAAGTGGTTGCAGAATCAGTGGGATGAACAGTTGCCGTCGTTGCAAAACTCTTTCATGTCTGGCGGTGTTGGTGCTGGCTCGAATTATGCGTCTGGTGTTGGTTCTCAGTCCGGTGCGGCTGGCGCGTCTGGTGAGCGGATTGGTTTGTCTGCTCGTGAGGGTGTGAAGGCTGGCCGGTTGTGTGAGGCTGGTTCGTCTGCTGGTTCGTGTTATGCGTCTTATTTGGGCGCTCAGGCCGGTGCTGCTGGTGCGGCTGGTTCGGCTTTGGCGTCTAGGGCGGTTGCGGGCGCGTCGAGTGCGGTTGGGCAGTTGGCGTCGTTGGGTGCTCAGGCTGGTGCGGCTTTTGCTCAGGGCGTTATGAGTCGTGTCACGTCGGCTGTGCGTGCGGCTCAGGCTATGGCGTCGGCTGCTGCGGCTTCGGCTAAGCAGACGTTGAATGAGCACTCGCCGTCCAGGGTGTTCATGGAAATCGGCTCGTATGCGGGTGAGGGTTTCACGATTGGCATGGAGGCGTGGAAGCTTCCATCGCGGAAGCTTGGTGGCCAGTTGGCGGGTTCTGCTGTTGAGGGCGCGTCTGAGGCGTTGGATGAGCACTCGCCGTCGCGGGTGTTCCGGCGTTTGGGTGCGGGCGTGTCGTCTGATTTTGCTGCTGGTATTCGTGGGGCTGCTGATGAGGCTGCGCGCGAGGCTGAGGCGTTGGCTGGGCGTGTGGTTGAGGCTGGTTCTGGCGTGCGGGTCCGAGTGTTTGATGGGGGTCGCGTGGACGTGTCGGGGGATTCTCGCCTGACTGTTCGTGTTGATCCTGAGTCGTTGCGTGGGGCCAAGTTTGGTTTGCGGCTGTCGGATGAGGCTGAGCTTGAGACGTTCATTAGTGATGTCGCTGATGGGCGTGTTGTTGAGTATGCGCGTATGGGCGCGTAGCGGCCCTTTGTGAGGTGGGCGGCTACTCCCCTACTGGCGTGGGCTGGTGGGGGCGTGGGCGCC